CGTTAGAGCTGTTAAACCAGTAATTTTATAGCCCTGGTATAATCTACTTATGGATAGAGAAGGATCTGATTCTAAAGAATTAATGGAGTATGTTGATCAGCAGAGGTGGCTGCTCAACAATGGATTAATAACTGATAGTGTCAAGAATCAATTATTCTTCTGCGGCTCGATAGTACATAAAGATGTCCAGGCTGTGGAGCTATCTATAGATCCTGAAAAAAAGATTGTCTTTTATAAGATATATGCTACTGACGATCTTTGCAACAAGATCGATAAATATCATAAACTATGCGCCTCTAATGGTCTAATAGATATGTGGAGGTTTAAGCGTCTTTTAAAGAAAGAAGGTAGCTTAGACTTCGCTAAAGTTCTTAATAAATTTGTGGTTGATTTCTGCGGCCCTAAATGGACCACTAAGGCTGAAGTTATTAATTTCAATAAATACGTTGACGGCCCGCAAGATGAACAACCAGAAATTAATAAGCAGTTTGATCAATAATCTAACTAGTGACCCTGACTTAAGACAAGAACTTTGGATACATTATCTAAATGGCAATGCTCCTGACACGTTCTCCAAGTTCATCTCAGAAAGATCCTCTAAAATAGAAGAAGACGATGCCGATATTAGATTTAATATATGGCAACTCATAAACCATAGCTCAGATACATTTACTATTTTTCTAAATAACTTTTCTAGTTATGAAGTTTCAATTTTATGTCTACTGACTTTAGGTTTAAGCGTAGCGCAACTATCTAAATATAAAGGCATATCTGAGGTCAGAATTAGACAGACTATACATAATATAAGGTATAATCATTGTTGGGAGTTCAACAATGGCTTTAAAGAAGAATCTAACAGAGGACGAAAAGTACGGCCTCTCAGAAGAAGAGATAAAGCTAGCGACTAAGTGGCTTAGAAAACATAAGACCGCTGGGGCCCTAAAGGATCTAGAGGCTGCAAAGCTCTATGAAATGTACCTTCTTGGTGATTCTCTCGCAAAAATAGCTCAGCAGTTCCCACAATACTCTATAGGCCAAATAGCTCTAACTGCCTCGTTAAGAGGATGGGCTAGAGACAGAGATAAGATGATGCACACTCTACAAGATAGAGTTAGAGCTAGAGTTGTGCGCTCAGTTCTTGAGCAAGTTGACTTTTTAACAGCCATACTTTCTGTTAGTAACGCAGAGCACATGGAGTCTATGATGAAATACATACAAGACCCTGTGCAGAACCCTAAGCCATCTTTAAGAGTATCGTCAATTAAAGAATATAAAGATGTAGTTGAAACGCTCCAAAAGATTGTTGCTGGTGCGACATCTGCCCCTAAAAAGGAACAGCGATCGCCTCTTTTAGATGCGTTGGCCCCGCCTCAAAATAAAAACGCTATCCAGCAAGCCGCTCCTCAGGAGGACGACGTTTCAATTGAAGACGTCGTTTAATCTTGAAGAGTAAGGGCGCTCCACCCAAACAAACTCTCCCCTATGACAAGAGGAGAAGACTATTTTTCACTCCGTGCAAGACAAAAAAAGAGTTTGCAGCGTGGTTAAAATTCTTTTTAAATATACATCTACCTGACGTAACTGTCTCTAGATACGCCACAACTAACCCGCTAGATGCTGCGTGGAAGATCTACAACATATGTGTCAACAAAGATAATCCTGAAAATCTGCAAGACTTAGTTTATTGCGCTAGTCGAGGTTCGGGTAAAACTTTAGGCGCAGGCATAGTTGAATTTATGGTTATGATACATGACAAGAGAAGCGTGTGTCATATTGGCGCAATTTTACAGCAAGCTAAGCGCTGCTTCGAATATCAGCAGGGATTCTACAATAATCCTAAAATCAAAGACATACTTTATCCAACTAAGGATAATCTAGACCCAAAATCTCAGAAGCCGTATCCTCAGATAATAATGAGAGAGACGATGGAGAAGTCAGTTTTTAATATAGCCGATCAGCAAGTGAGCATAGAAGTCCTGCCGCTTACTATGAAATCTGTAAACGGTCCGCACGTCCCCCTTGTATTCGTAGACGAGATCGACACCGTTAGTGGTGAGCAAGCAAAGGCTTATCGAGAGATAAGCGGAATACTAGATTCTAGAAGCGGTAAAAAACCTATAAGAATAGGTATTTCTACTAGAAAGTCTCGATATGGCTTAATGAATAAGCAAATTGAAGAGGCAGAGAAGGCTGGAAGAAAAGTAGAATATTGGACCGCAATGGAGTTTACTGAGAGATGCAGTGACTCTAGATCTGGTACTACAGAAGTCGACGCGTACGTGCTTCAAGATCAGATGGAAGTTTTAAGTAAATCTGATTTTGAGAAAAAAGATAAGATTAAGCAGAAAGAGTACACTCACTATAAAATGTACGATGGATGCTTAAAATGCCCTCTTGCTTCTATCTGTCTAACGGATCTTAAAAATCAAAATTCAAAATCGCCAATGTTAAAGACTATAGACGAATTGGCTCAAAAAGTTAGATCTGAGGGCGCTGATTGGGCACTATCTCAGCTGATGAATCTAAAACCATCTGTCGAAGGCGTGGTATTTAGAGAGTACGAAGAGAAGCTACATGTCAAAACCTGGAATCAGATGTGGAAGACACTGACAGGCAGAGATTTTCCAGGAGAGTGTACACACGACATGTTTGTTAAGAAGTGTCATGAGCTCAATTTAAGCTGCTATGCTGGAATTGACTGGGGCTTCTCCTCACCCAATACAGTGGTGTATTTTTTCATAGACAAAAGAGAAAACATATATGTGGTGAGATGCGATGGTATGACTTTCGTAAGTCAGCCGTCATGGATACACTACATAAAAACTAAGTATCACAACATGTATAGATGCCAGCTGTACGTGCCTGACGCTGCGGATCAGGGCGCAGTTCAAGAAATGAGAAAGAGCGGTCTTCCGGTTGCAAACCAGGCTGATAAAGGATCTATCAATACAGGCATACAAGTCATCAAAAAGTTCCTTAAAGTTCCAGGCTCTATAGAACCTAAGATATTCTTCGCTAAAGAGACCTGCGGACCGATACTGAATGAAATGACGATGTATCACTATAAACTAGATGCTGCAGGTACGCCTACCGACGACCCTGATACTGAGCATGATCACTACATCGACGCACTCAGGTATCCAATGTCTCTAATGTTCTCTAAGAGCACTCTTGTGCTGGGCTCAGGATTAGATTTAGAGAACTCTGCACTGCCAGCAGATTCTCAAGGCAATTTCACTAAAATGCCCACCCCGCATGAATTTGCAGAAAGTAGGGGTATAACATTCTCTGAATCTGAACCGGATATAAGCAAGCTTGGAAAAATCGGCAAATCTACTGAGTTAGATGATTCAGATGATGAATCTGGCGGCTCTGGTAGCTTTGTTTGGACCTTTTAAAGGTAAAATATAATTATGAGTTGGTGGGACGATTGGCTTAAAGATAGAATGCGCGGTCAGATTGAAGAACTTCTTAAATCTGATGAGGCTACTGCTTCTGTTGATGTTAGAGGCGCAGATTCTTTACCAGAGGTTCCAGAGAGCCACGATCCCGCTTCGCAAATAGGCAGAAAAGCAATTCTAGATGACCCGTACTTTGATACGTTTGGTAATCAGGTCATCTTTAAAAATAAGATATCAAGATTATCTAATAGAACCCTAAAAGAAGTCTCCTTAAGGGACTGGCTTGTATCTTCTATAATTCAATGTCGCGTAGACACTCTTCTAAGATTTTCTAGACCCGAGCATAAGAAATTTGAGATGGGCTTTAGAATAGTAAAGAAGAATTCTACAGATGCCTATAACGACGAAGATAGAGAAGAAATAGCAGCATTAGAAGATTTTATATATCACTGTGGCCGTAAAGAAGGAACTCCCAATGATGACATAATGTTATTTGGAGAATTTCTTAAATTGGTCGCGAGAGACGCATTGACTTTTGGTCATACTGCGATAGAAAAAATTAAGACTAGGTCAGGCGGCCTGCATAGATTTAGACCTCTTCCTGCTGAATCTGTTTATTTAATTAATAAGAAGCTCAATAAGCAGCAAATAGTTAACGAAGTTAAAACACAGATTCAAGCCCATAAGCTAAGAATGGGAGACAACGATCCCCGTAAGGAACAAGAGATCAACGAGTCTGCTATTGACTATTACAAATATGTCCAGGTTTCCTATGACAATAGGCCATTGGCGACTTTTGGAGATGAAGATCTAATATTTAAACTCTTTAATCCGCAGAATTTTGCAGACTCAAATGGCTATTGCTTTTCGCCATTAGAGCTATGCATAATCAATGTAACTAACCACCTAAACGTTGAAAACTATAACGCAAACTTCTTTACGCACGGTTATGCCGCTAGAGGTATTTTGCATTTAAAGGGGACTGTAACCCAGTCCCAGCTAATGAATTTTAGACGACAATTTTATAACACTATATCTGGTCAGCAGCACGCCTGGAGAACTCCAATTGTTGCAGGTCTTGATGAGGTTCAGTGGGTTCCTATGTCTGCCTCCGCAAGAGAGATGGA